TTACAAGTACAAAAATCACACACGACACACGAGTTGCTGGCGTAATTTCTACAAACCCTGCTTACCTAATGAATAGCGAAGCAACTGGGCTTCCAGTTGCGTTTACTGGGCGTGTGCCGTGCAAGGTCCGCGGGCCAATTGCCAAAGGCGATGTACTAGTTGCTAGCGCATATCCTGAATGTGCAGAACGACTAACTGATAGTTTGTACAAACCTGGTTGCGTACTTGGTAAAGCATTGGGATCAGTGCCAGATAACGAGTTTGCCACAATCGAAGTAGTAGTTGGCAGATTTTAAGGAAACACAATGCAAAAAATTAATAAACTTTACAGATCCGACTACACAGGTGAACGAGTAGTAACTCAATTAAATTACCAAAACGGCGATTGGAAATCAGAAAGTGAATGGATCCCGAGTGGGGTAGAGAATATCCACACTACCAGTCAGGCGCTGATCATCGGCGGTGGCAAAAGTTGGCAAGAAGGCCAATTTGAATTTGACCTTAGACACATAAAAAATCACAAAGGCGGTCTACTTGGCGCAAACAGATTGCAGACCTACGGTACTAACCAACTGTATAAAAAATTTACTCCAGATTTTCTAATCATTGACAATGACGAAGCACTAGAAGTAGTGCAGAGTGGATACACACGTGATCACATTGTGTATGCACATGCACCTCAAATTTTAGAATACCCGGGGAAGTTCTATCTAATTCCCCAAGATCCAAGTTGGAATGCAGGAGCTATTGCTACCTACCTAGCCTGCTTTGATGGGCATAAAAAAGTATTTTTAATGGGATTCGATGGACGCCAGGGCGAAGACGCCTTTTACGAAAAAGCAATGGCTATAGTGTTTAATCTGTACCCGGACGTTGATTTTATTAGGGTGTGCCCAACCCCTAATTATTATATGCCTGAGTCGTGGAAGTTTGTGGCTAACTTACGTCAAGTTGACTTTAGGGGCTTTGTCCTTGAAGCTGACATTGGATAATACTTCTTCCATAGTCTTGAGCTTGTCAACAATTGCAGTAAATTTAAAGCTGCGCCATACTCCGGGGTGAAGTGGCTTTGGGTGATCCTCTAACCTCACCCAACAGTACCCCCGATGTTCGGAATTTAGCAAAGGCACAAATTCCTCTTCTACACTAATCAAATAGGTGTAAAAAATAAATCGATTGTCGTCGCTGGTGTATTGCTCTATTGGGATTACTTTTGCGTCACGAATTTCCCCGCCAAGTTCTTCACGAATTTCGCGATGCAAGCCTTGAATAACTGTTTCGCCTGGTTCTACTTTGCCGCCAACAATGCCCCATGACCCTGCATGGCGAGCACTATTTCTTAGTAAAAACAGATATCGATGCGTAGAGGCGCAGTAAATTAGCGCCCCTGTACTTGATAAACTCAAATGACAATGCTCCAGTCGGAGTAACTATACACACCTTCGACGCTCTTAGCCCATTCGCCTGCTGTGTAATCGTACTTGTATTGTATGGTAGTTGTTAGGTTAGTAACAAATTCGTGATTCTGGCATGCCTGGCTATTAAAAGTTACTTTCCAACCAGTATTTGTAAATTCAATAATATCCCCGGCATTTGCAACAAACAGTGGATCGTCGTCCCACGCTGCTGCGCCTTCGTAGTTATTATAACTTCCAATACCGTTCAAGATCAAGTAGCGGGTGCCCACTTGTGGATTCAACAAATCGTAGTCAGTGACACTAACAGAAGCAGGATCGATAATAGCGTTAACCGCAGGTAATGTGTTCCCTGGCAACGTGTCGATGTCCGGGGTGTATAGCATACTAGCTTCGTCTGTTGGGTGTAACGCAATGGTTCCAACTACTTCACTTATACCATCGGGATGACGCAAGCGCACCTGCGAAATACCATTTCGAACCTTGCCTAGTTTACCCATAATGGTAATCCAACTATCGTAGTCACTGGCTGCAATACCAGCGTCGGACCCAAGTTGGTATGATTTAATTAGTTTTAAACTATTCCCAACATACAACAAATGATAGTCACGAAGCGTAACTACCCTGCGGGTCATAAGATCAGTCTCAGTAAAGATATTGTCAGACACGTTACCATTTGCGTCAAACACGTTGTTGATAACGTTGGTAACAACCCCAAGACGTTTAACCTTGGCAGGGCTGCTTAACCAAATTGGCATTTCGAATTGCAATGTGGCAATGCTAATTGATTCGTCGGCGCCCGACGGGATAGTGCGACTGTCCCATACTGTACTTTTCAATTCCACAACAGTTAGACTGCCCCAGTCGATGTAGTTGTCGGTGCTTTGCAGCTCCAGGCTTGGGTTAAACAACTGTGCGAGTTGTTCCCATATTTGTAGCTTTTGCTCAGTGTTGCTGGTCCAGATATCTAACTTTAACGTCAGCTTGTAAGGCACTGGCATTAGTCTTTCGACAGTGTATGCATCTCCGGGGCCGCTAAGGTAGTTGCCAGTATCTGGGTCGTACTCTCGTTGTCGAACATTAATCTTACTAATAAAAGTAGGATCCTGCATTGCGTCGCGGTTGTAGTCTAGTGCGCTAACATACACGCTCATTGCAGGAACACTATTCATTAGGTTCTCGCTATTGCCTTTGAGAATCTGTGCTGCTTGTCTGCTAGGATCACCGTAGATAACAGGAACCTGTTGTAGCACTCGCTGTCCATCTGTGTTTTGTCCAAACTCAACTTGAAACCCCGACACAACTCTAACAAATTGAGTTAAGAATCGGCGAATCTGGCTGTCATAAAAGAATTGCTGTGCCATTAATTATCTGCCCTTAATTTGAAAACCTTGCTTAAACTTTGACGCTCGTTGTTAACTTCGCCTTCTACGTTGGTAAACGTATTGGTATTGTTTACAAAGCTATTGCGCAGTGTGCCACTAGCTGATCCTGGAGTTACGTTAGCTCGCAACTTCTCTTCGATGGTTACCCAACGGCGTCCATCATATCTAAATAGTCTATTAGGCAAGTAGTCGGTACGCAAGAAGTAATCGCCCTTGCTTGGGTTTGTATCAAACTCAACTCCGGTCCCGCACGGTAGTCCGTTAGGAGCGGTTCCGTCCCCTACTAGGTAGCCTTTAATTTTATCAGCACTGCTGATGTTTGACTCGTCTGCGCTTGCATCTGTACTGTCAGCAGTGGTTATAACATCGTCACTGGTTAGTCCGCCGTATTCAGGAGTCAAATACATTTTACTAGTATCATATCCGCTTAACGGAACATCCACTTCTGCTTGTGCAACAACTGCACGATTGATATTCATGTATACGCCGTAGTTACTCATAATGTCCGCAGTCTTTGTGCTAGCAGTACCATCAACAATAGTATTCAGAATGTCTTTGTACTCTTGTGAATCCACAAGTGGATTTAGTTTAACACGCCACAGGTGCGGCCACCAAGTTGGAGTAAAGCCTTCGGAAGCATTACTAGCATCAGCAACAACATAGTAGCGTTTTAGTGCTGCTGGTACGTCCTGGTCCAGGGCAGTGTAATCTTTTAAGTGTTCTAACTCTAGCACATCGCCTGCCATTAGTCGACGTCCTAATAAGTCCATCATGTCATTAATGTGGAAAGTCATAAACAGCGTACCAGTTTGTAAGAATAATCCAAATTGGCTTAAATCAAAGTCCTGGTCGGCACGTTGATAGATGCCACGCATTTTGTAAATGTCCGGATCGTACTTGCGGTCACGGTTTTCTACAAACAGCAAGTCCTGTATGTTCTTTTCACTTTGGTTTGTGTAGACTGGCTGAGTTAAGTCAGTGCTGTCAGTTTGCTCGTGGGTGCCAAGATACTTGTGTACTAGAATACCTGTACCCCCAATGGTAAACATCTCGCTAATTCTGCGATCAAAAAACTTATAATCGTTTGAGTGTTTACCGTCTTTCCAAAGTGATAAGCGAGCCATTGTCCATTCCTTATTGTATATTTATGGGCTTGACGGGTAATCCATTTTATCGTATAATCTGGGTATGCAAGCACAACACCAAGCCCATCGCAACGAATTGGACGTATGTTTAACAGCGTTGCAAAATACCCACAACATGGTTGCAAAAAGCACCCTGTGGAAGTTCTACAACAACTTGCGTCTTGCATGGGTTGCATTAGACACAGAAATGATCGAATGCCGGCGTAGAAATCGTTTAACACATAAGTATACAGAATTAGAAGCTGAATTTGTCCAGCATTTTAAGAATTTTGAGCAGTGGACAGTAATGGCAGCACTAATGTACTAATATGACAATTCACGAATCACATCAGATTGGCTGGCGCTGGTACAACATTGTTGGGGTTCCGGGATGCTATGCAGTTAAAGCAGGCGGGAACAATCGCATACTCTGTCGCGATCTTGCAACAATTGAAGATGCTAGAAAATGGATACTCAATTGACACAAAATGGTTCATTTGCTATAATAGACAACATGTACAAACTAATAAACAAAGCAGGCGCAGAACTAGACGGGTTCGAAACCCTGGATTCTGCTATGCAAGCCGCAAAGGCTGTGGGATTCTTTGTAACAATCAAAGGCCCAGACTTTGAGGTGTGTGGTATGTTTGGCGTGGACAGTGTTCGGGACGGCAAGTGTCCAGATGGCATCGTATACGACTGGAACAAAGCAAGCCGAATTGGCGCACCTAAGAGGACAAAATAATGGCAACAGTAGCTGGTATCAAAATTAAAATCAAAGCACCGCGTGAAAAACGCATTGCGTTTGCAGATGAAAAGTACACTGGGACTGAACCCCAGTGGGATACCGAAGAAGCACTTGGCTTTGATGACGCAACATTTGATAATCGCTTGCGCCGTAGTTTTTACTACTACAATTATCATTACAGTCAAAAGGATTGTAAGAAGCATGTGGTAGAATGGGTTAAGAGCAAGCCCGACATGTTTGATAAAGCACAGCTCAGCGCATTTATCCGCAGTCCTGACCGTAGCATGAGCATGACTGCATGTAGTCTAATCATGGCGCATCGTCAAGGCATGCCGCTTAAAGCACGTCATATTGAGTTTCTCAAAGAAGCAATTGAATCTGCTATCAGTGTAGCTGACCCCGAAGCCGAAGAAGTAGTAGAAGGTGACAAGCCCAAAGCATACGTGCCCACTATCCAGGACCGTCTAAACGAAAAAACCAGCGAGCTCATTGGCGAACTTGAAGGCATGTTTGACGATGTGGTTGCAAACACCGCAGAAAAGTTCAAACCCTACGATTGGCTTACTGCAAACAACGTGGTACAAAGCCAGTTAGGAAAGTATGAAGATCTATACAACAGGCGTAAAGACGAACTATTACTGGCTCAGTCAAAAAAAGACGAGCAAGTACGAGAAGGCTATAGCTATCTTAAAGCCACTGACTTCAAACGAATTATCGCCTGGATCGACGATCTCCTCTCAGCCGTGGATCAGTACCGAGGTGTTAAAAAGGCTACGAAAAAGGCACGAGTCAAGAAAGCTCCAAGCAAAGAAAAGCTGGTCAGCAAGCTCAAGTATGCAAAAACTGACGCAGTCCTTAAGATTGTCTCGATTAATCCTGCAGACATTATTGGCGCAAGTGAACTCTGGGTCTATAATGCTAAGACCCGAAAGCTGGGAAAATACGTGGCAGCAGCATATAAGCAGCTCAGCATCAAAGGTACTAGCATTGAAGGCTTCGACACAGACAAATCGACCAGTAAGACTCTACGTAAACCGGACGAAAAGCTGAAAGAGTTTGCTAAAGCAGGTAAAATCCAGTTACGCAAGTTCCTGGATGACATTAAAGCTACAGAAACCAAACTTAACGGACGCATCAGCACTGACGTACTGCTACTCCGAGTAGGTTAAATAGGAATCCCGTTTGCGGCTAAATACTGTAAACGGGATTTCTTATGTCAGTTACAATCAAAACAGGATTAACAGGTCAGGGCAGTATCCAAGCGCAAAGCTTGGCGGGCCCTGGTCCCATTGCTTACGACTCTACGCTATATGATAGCGCCAATTTAAAACGTGCAGAAATAACAGACTACATTCGTATGCGTCTTGGCGACGGTATTGTGGATGTTGAATTGGAAAAAGAGCACTACGAAATGGCTATCAAGCAGGCGCTGATTAAATATCGCCAACGCAGTGCAAACGCAGTAGAAGAAAGCTATGTGTTCTTGGATCTACTACCAGAAACACAAGAGTACATTTTGCCGCAGGAAATTATGACAGTGCGTCAAGTGTTCCGCAGAGGCATTGGATCAGTAACAGGAACAACAGCAAGTCAGTTTGAACCGTTTGCAAGCGGATTCCTGAATACCTACATGTTGGTAGCAGGGCGTGTAGGGGGACTAGTTAACTACGAATTGTTTGCTAGCTATCAGAAGTTGGCTATGACCATGTTCGGTGGCTACATGAACTTCACCTACAACCCAGTTACAAAGAAGATTATTCTTGTGCGTAAGGTTCCTGATGCCGGACATACCTATGCTAGAACACAATCTATTACAGCAGACGGTACAGCAGTGGGCAGTACCATTACAGTGCAAACTACTCAGCCGTACAATGTACACGTTGGCGACACTATTGTTATTAGCAATTGCCCGTTTGCAGGGTTCAACGGCATGTATCCTGTGGAAACAGTGAGCGAAGATGCCAAGACTATTACATTTACAGCATACAATGTGCTAGCACAAACCAGTATTACTGGATTTGACTTGACTAAGACCCGTGTTTACAGCAACACAGTTGATGCATTCTCTGAAAGTGTGCTGCTATGGGTGTACAACAGCAAGCCAGACCAGATGTTGTTTAACGATCCTTATGCATTTCCGTGGTTGCAAGAGTTTGCATACAGTTTTGCCAAGCGTATTCTTGGTGAAGCACGTAGCAAGTTTAGCACCATTGCCGGCCCACAGGGCGGAGCAAGCTTGAACGGCGATGCACTTAAAACAGAAGCCGAAGCAGAAATGGCTGCTCTTGAGCAACAACTAAAAGACAACGTAGAAGGCAACTTGCCTCTATACTGGGTAACAGGATAATACCATGAAAATTAATGAAATTCTAACAGAAGGCATTACAGAAGCGCACCCTAACAGTAAGATTTACGACAAGTGCTGGGATGGCTACAAAAAAGTGCCCGGCAAAAAGCGTGGCGAAGACGGTAGTTGCAAAAAGATTGGCGAAGAACTCTCACCTGATGAACAGTTTGATACTATTGAAGAAATGGTTGAAAGCCTAGCAGAAGAACACGGAGTTGACGCAGATGTAATTTGGGAAGACTTTGAAAGTGTAGATGACAACGAGCTTTATGAAACCGCAGCCTGGAGACGCAAAGAAGGCAAAAGCAAAACAGGCGGACTAAACGCCAAAGGTGTTGCAAGCTATCGACGTGAAAATCCAGGTAGCAAACTACAAACAGCAGTTACTACCAAACCTAGCAAATTAAAGAAGGGCAGTAAAGCTGCCAAGCGCCGTAAGAGCTTCTGTGCTCGTATGTCAGGAGTTAAAGGCCCGATGAAAAAGCCAAACGGCAAGCCAACTCGCAAAGCACTAGCTCTGCGTAAATGGAACTGTTGACAACACATACTGCAATATGCAATAATACCCCGTAAGGGGTATTTTTATGATCATTGGAATTTGTGGATTTATTGGTAGCGGAAAAGATACAGCCGCGGACTTCTTGTGTAACCTACATAACTTTAAACGTCTAAGTTTTGCATCTACATTAAAGGATGCAGTTTCAAATGTGTTTGGCTGGGACCGAGAAATGCTAGAAGGGCGCACCCAGGCTAGCAGAGATTGGCGCGAGCAAAAGGATGAATGGTGGAGCAAGCGACTAGGGATAGACATTACTCCACGTTTTGTACTACAACAATGGGGCACAAATGTTTTGCGTGAACACTTTCACGATGATATTTGGATTGCTAGCTTGGAAAATCAGTTGCGCACATCCAAGGATAACATTGTTATTACTGATTGCCGTTTCCCTAACGAAATCTCCGGACTTAAAGAACAGGGTGCTAAAGTAGTTTGGGTTCAACGTGGCATTACACCACATTGGTACGGTATTGCTGAACAAGCAAACCGCGGCGATACTAAAGCAATGCGATGGTTACATAATGAAGGCATCCATGCTAGTGAGTATAGCTGGGCAGGGTCTGACTTTGATGCAATTATTGATAACAACAAGTCACTAGACCACTTAGCAAGTCAAATTAAAACCCTGGTGAAGCCTTAGCAGGCTTCCATCGAAGTCTACTTTTGCTGACTTCGATTGCACAGTTACGGCACACAGTCTTTAAATTATTGTAATCGGTGTTAGTTAAATTGCCGTCCACATGATATACTAGACTTTGTTCTAAAAACTTAAATTTAAAACCACAGTGTTCACATTGTGGTTTTTTCTTGTACCCTCGCTGAACCCATTGCGGCGGCTTCGGTCGTAATTTCTTGCCTTTGCGGGCACAGCTATCGCATACCTTGCGATAATGTACACGATCTTCTTTAACATAATTGACTGCTACAGGTCTTTCAAAGCAAGTAGGGCATAGTGGGCGTTCTTCCATACTGGTATTTATGGTGAAACCTTTGCAAAGGGCAGCGTAGACACCTAAAATTACCATTTACGAATAAATATCATTAACATAACCTATTATGTAAAGGAAGAATAACATGGCTATTTTAGTTTCTCCAGGTCAAAG